TGATGTAATCTAAGATCTCAACAACACCTAATATAATTCAATCATGTCACCGTTCGCGGCAACTTCGATAATCTTCTTTCCCAGGGAGGAACCCACAACGGCTCCTGCTGTACCTGACAATGAGTTTATTCCTGCTTGAAGTCCTTGGTTAAAACTACTAGCCACTTCGTTGGCCATAGTTTTCACTCTGTTCAAATAAGAGCTGTTAGCTGCCTCTTGGATCACTGAAAATCCAGTGGCATCAGCGTGACTTTTGGTCAATGCATGCTGAGCAAGACTGCCAACAAACTCCATGTGTGAAACTACCTGAAACTCCCACTGGTTACCAGCGGAAGAGGACTCAAAGAACACTGTCATAGGACATCCACCACATGTTTGTGAAACTGTCTGAGTTGCATAATATCCACCAAACTGAGTGGAAGATAGGGGATACGCACTTAGAATCGCTTCTAAGTATCCACCATCATAAGACAACAGATTGGGGTATTCTATTTCAGACGGCTGATTTGAAAAGATAACCATCTCCTGCCATTTGCGGGAACAAGGCAAGTGTACGGCTTCTTTGAATGACGCCAATGTCACATAAGTGTTACTTTCCAAATTATTGTGATCGGGATGAACCAAAGCTAACACACGACCACCCATATTCAAATTTGTACCTATGTAACGCCAGCGTAAACCCACCGAAACGATACGTCCTCGAACTGTAGGAGGGAGTTGAGGACTTCCGTCAGTGAGTTGAGACAAGTTGTACGTTGCTTGTGGATTGGTATAGGCAGTGAGACCAGTATTTGCACTGGAAACCGCATTATTCGTACCTGTGAAGGTCGAATTAGTGGCTACAACTGCTACTGTATCTCGGGCCAAAGTTGGGTAAATATTGACAAAGCCAAAATTCCCAGAACCAATTGTGACAACACCTGTCAATAGTGTGGAATATTTTTGTGATGGTCTAGTTGGACCCCCTGCAAATGGAACGCAAGGAGACCCACTAACATCAAAAGGCCTAGCGATTGCCTGGGCGTAAAGTTTTGCACAATGTGATAACTCAAAACGATACGGTGCAACCTTGGGAGCTCTAGGTCTTATAGCCCTCTTACGCGGGGCTTGGTTACGCTTCTTCTTATTGGGCAGAGAAGTTCCCTTACTGTTTTTACTTTTAGATTGCGCTCAAATACAACATTGTCCTGATTGGGCGATATCAAGACGTCGGCACATCCCTACGTATGACGGGATTGACTTGTATTCCGCCTGCTGTCACTTAAGATCTCGCGGTCTGACACGGTTTTACACCGCAGCATTGGTACGTGTCATCATTGCTTACCTGCGTTAGAATCCTCTAAGTGGCACGACCCACTGATACAATCTGACTCCAACATGGGGATTATTTGAATTGGCCCACTACAGCACTACTTCAAGTCCCCACCACATGGAATTAACGATATTCCGACGGTGGGTTCGCATTCAAATGAAAGCTCTCCTTCCCACTCAGTCTTTAAGAACAGAGGTCACCATGTTCAATCGACTACTAACACTAAGTGTATTTGAAATGAGCATTGTGAAGAGGCTCAAGTAAAATGGGTTCGG